CTGTATAATTACTAGTAATATGGAAGATTTAATAGAACGTGTTGGGCGAGCAGAGCAAAATATTGGCAGTCTTAAAGATAAAAGAGCCAGACTAGATTTGTTAAAAATGATTAAAAATATAGATCATGAACTAAATGAACTCAGTAAAGAAGCTGTAGAGTGTCGTAGATTAAAACGAGAAACATTAAAATACAAGGAAATTGAACAGCGAGCAACTAAAATGTTAGAAAATATAGAATCTTACATAACATTTGCCGCACTATTAGGTTGACATTTATTAACTAAAACTTTATAATACAAATATGGCAAAAAAAGAAATCACAATTAAAGCACTAAATCCAAAATCCAGCGATACAAAATATATCGGAAACGAACCTGCGTGGCACATTCAGCCAACAGAGGAAAATCGAATATCAAAACTTGCTACAGCGTTTCAATGGTACAACTATCACTATGGTAAAAAAGATGCCAAAGAAATGATTGCTCATTATTTAGAAATACACGATCGTTCTCGAGATGCTAAACTAGTTCGAGGGATTCCCGACAGCAGTATTCAAGTTACTATAGCATGGGTTTGTCGTATGAGTTTGGTGGGGTTACAACTTACCGAACATGAACAAGTTCTTTTAGAAGAAGAAATTGGAAAATTAATAAAAATTAAACAAGAAGTTAAAAAAATTGTCAGTGATGTTGAAGTAGCTCAACAAAAACTTACTATTCAAGATCACTTACGAGAAAAAGTCAGTGAATGTGCCGGAGAACTGGAAGGTATGTTTGACGATTTTATTATAGCTGGTGCTAAAATGTCAGCTGATTTTAAACCAATTTCTGTAATTCGTGGTATGAATATTGCCCCGCAACTAGTCAATAACATTACCAAAGTATGGCAATTTAGATTAGAAGAATACAATGAAGTATTAGCAGGCAATGACGAACAATTAATAGAAGGTTATAGTCATTTATCTAAATTGCAACTTAAAAATTGTGTAAAATTTTGTGAAACTGTAATTAACGACTGCGCTAGTTATGTACAACTGAAAAAAGTTGAACGTAAACCACGTGCCAAAAAAGCTGTTAGTCCAGAAAAAATAGCAGCCAAGTTTAAATATCTTAAAGAATTTGCCGAATTAAATTTAAAATCAGAACTACCTAGTAAACTAGTTTCAGCCAGTGAAGCTTGGTTATATGACACAGCCAAACGTAAAATAATTCACGTAATGGCAGATGCTCACGTGGGAACATTTACTGTTAAAGGCAGTAGTGTTATAGCATTTGACGCAGTTACCACTGTTCAAAAAACTCTTAGAAAACCAGCAGAACAAATTAAATCAATTATTTCAGTAGGAAAACCTGCGGCTAGAAAAGTATTCAGTGAAATTAAATCAACAGAAGTTAAATGGAATGGTCGTAGTAACGAAAATTTATTAATCCTAAAGGCTTGGTAAACAGCTAAATATAAGGACAAGGAGTCCTTATGGCGTTGGAATCAGAATCTACTCTAGAAACACTAAAACAAAATTTAATTGAATACGTTCGCCTACAACTGGGTGATCAAATTATAGATATTGAGTTAGATCCGGCACATTTTGAATCTGCTTATTTAAATGCTATAGGAACTTACAGACAACGTGCCGAAAATGCCTATGAAGAAAGTTATACCTTCATGGAATTGGTTCAAAATGTCAACATTTATGATTTACCTCAAGAAATTATCAGTGTAAGACAAATTTATCGCAGAACATTTGGTGATAGTACTGGCCCTTATGCCAGTAATTTTGATCCTTTTAGCCAAGCAACAATGAATGTTTATTTAATGAATTTTAATGTAGCAGGTGGACTAGCAACTTATGATTTTTATAGTCAATATGTTGAATTAGCCGGACGTATGTTTGGTGCTTACATGAATTATACATTTAATCCCGTAACTAAAAAATTACAGTTAATACGTGATCCAAAAGGCACAGGAGAAGCAGTACTTCTTTGGACATACAATTTAAAACCAGAAGTAAATTTACTACAAGATTTCCAAATTAAACAATGGATTCGTAATTTTATGTATGGAAATTGTAAACTTATTATCGGCGAAGCACGTGAAAAATTTGGATCTATCAATGGCCCACAAGGACCAACAACACTAAACGGTACTGCTATGAAAGCTGAAGGAATGGCTATTATGGAAAAATGTTTAGAAGATTTGAAGAATTATGTGGACGCTTCGGCTCCTTTAACTTGGGTAATCGGTTAATATCAGTTTGTAACATACTAAAATTTGTGTTATACTTACAGTATGGCACAACATTTAATGATAGATATAGAAGGACTAGCTACTGGTCCAGACGCTACAATACTAACAATAGCGGCACAGAGTTTTGATCCATTCGGCACTGGTTATTATGAGGACAGAAATTTTTACTGTCGTGTAACACTAGAAAGTCAAGAAAATAGAGATATCAATGACGAAACCGTCAAATGGTGGGCAACTCAAGGCGCCGCTCAAGATGAAGCCTTTAACGAAGCAGATAGAATTCCTTTGGAAGAAGCTTTAGATGGCTTATATCGAATAGCATGGCAACATGATTTTATATGGGCGCAAGGTCCAACTTATGATATTAATATTTTGGAACACGCTTATCGTAGTCTTAAGAAAAAACAACCTTGGCAATTTTACAAAATTAGAGATAGTAGAACTTTAATTTCATTATGGCCTAATTGTCCTAAGGGTCCAACTAGCCATCATGCTTTGGAAGATTGTCAGCGTCAAATAGAACGAGTACAAGCAACAATTAAACATTTGGGGATAAAGGATATAAAATGATTATTGGGATTGTGGGTCTAATAGGAAGTGGAAAAGATACTATAGCAGATTACTTGCAAAATGTTTATGAATTTCGTAGAGAATCATTTGCCAATACACTTAAAGACGCTGTATCTTCTGTATTTGGTTGGGATAGAGAAATGTTAGAAGGACGAACTAAGTCTAGTAGAGAATGGCGAGAAGAAATAGATCCGTGGTGGGCTGAACGTTTAAATTTACCTGATTTAACTCCACGATTAGTCTTACAAAAATGGGGTACAGAAGTAGCACGTAAAAGTTTTCACGATGATATTTGGATCGCCAGTTTAGAGAACAAATTACGTAACACAAAAGATGACATAGTAATTACAGACTGTAGATTTCCTAATGAAATAATGGCAATTAAAAAACAAGGAGGCACGGTGATACGAGTTATTCGTGGCAAAGAGCCTGAGTGGTATGCATTTGCCGAAATAGTTAATAAAGGACCTGATAAAAATATAAAATGGAGTTGGGCTCAAACTCAGTTATCAAAATTCAATATTCATGCGAGTGAAACAGCATGGGCAGGAACTAAGTTTGACTATACTTTAGACAATAATCAAGATGGGTTAGATAATTTATATCGTCAAGTTAGAGATCTGGTTGAAGATCTCCGGGGCGCCAAATAAGGTCAGATTTAGAAACTTCTATAACACAATTTTGACAAATAGTTCGTAGGTTACGAACTGCGCTGTTATTTAAATTTCCATCAATATGATAAACCAATAATTGGGCGGAATACCTACTGCGGAATCCACATTTGTCACATATTGTTTTTTTCTTATAACCCGATAGAGCCCAGTTTGGCTCTGATGGTTTTATCTTTTTACCTCGTTTAAGACAGTGCTCACACATTTTGCGATAATAAATTTTATCTCCACGATAACAATTTATGGCACAAAAACGCTGTTTACAGGTTAAACAAAGTGGTCTATTCATACGATATTTAGTATAAACCTTACATAAGGGATTGTAGATACCATTATTTTTAGGTTATGAACTAAATATTAGTAATTATTAAAAAGGATTTTACAATGGCCACAACATTAGTATCCCCCGGCGTAGAGGTAACTGTAGTTGATCAAAGTCAATACTTACCAGCCGCAACAAATTCAGTTCCGCTAGTAGTAATTGCTACAGCATCAAACAAATTAGCCGGCGACGGTTCTGGCGTAGCGCCAGGCACATTGGCAGTTAACGCTAATAAACTTTATTTGGCAACTAGCCAAAGAGCACTGTCTAATTATTACGGTGTGCCATTTTTCTATAAAACAACTGCTGGTACTCCTATTAATGGATACGAACTAAACGAATACGGATTATTGGCCGCTTATTCAGCTTTAGGCGTAACAAATCAATGTTATGTTTTACGCGCCGATATAAATTTAGCTAGTCTTGCAGCTAGTTTAACACGTCCGCTGGGAACACCACCTAATGGTACATATTGGTTAGATACATCTTCTACCGCATGGGGAATATTCCAGTGGAATCTAGCAACTAACGGATTTACTAATCAAATTCCTTTGGTAATAACCAATACTGAATATTTAGAGTCAATGTCAACTGTTCCACTTCATACTTACGGAAGTATTGGGCAATACGCTATTACTGCCACAAGTACAAATAATCCTGTTTATTTTAAACGTGGCGGTCCTACCAGCAATCAAACTAATTCCAGCAGTTTAAGTAGTTTATACAATACTTGGGTATTAGTTGGTAGTCCAGAATGGCAAACAGCATGGGCAACA